CCCGATGCGACTGCCTGCTTGAAGGTCGGCAGGTAGGTCTTCTGGGCGGTGGACTGAGACAGACCGCCTTCGACGCAACCGTCAACGAATGCCGTGGCAATCGCGCAGCCCGTGCCATCTTTGCGGTACGTGCCGACCTTTGCCTTCGAATTGTGAAGCTGAGCGATCAGCTTGTTGATGGTGTCCTTCAGGACCGCGGCCTCCGCTTCGACTTTCTTCAGGCCACCCAGTGCCACGCCGACTGCGTTAGCAGCAGACGACAGGGCCGCAGAGGACTCGGTGGAGACAACCGACAGATTAGCTTTTTGAGCCATGATTACTTTCCTTTGTGTAGTGCATTGTGTGGAGTGATATGGATCGATGCACTGTTCCGATCCATGCTTCGCATTATGCCTGATCTATAAGATCTTGCACGGGATAGGGCACTTTCGTACAGTACGAAAGCCCCAAGGGTCCCCCACCCCCCGGTTTTGCATCTTGGTACCATACACGCCTTGCTATACTCTATTTTGCACATCACACCACCACAAAATAGAAATCGGGTGCGCGTAGCTATAACATGCAGATCCAGCTGGCAACGTAGATCTCACTCTCCCAAACATCTTGTCGTGTATATATGGCTACCCCCCTCGAAGGACCCCAGATCCGTACATCTCACCCTCCTAAACATCTTATAGGGGGTACCCCCTTCGTGATTCTGTACCGTAGAGCCGCGTAAATTTCTCAGCGAACCCCCCGGGGTAGGAGTCCCAACCTCCTTGTTGTGGGGGAGGGGATATTTCTGATACATTTCGCACATTCCCGTAACCAACGGTGCTATGTCCGACGAAATGATTCTTGTGACACCAGAATTGGATGTCCCGCCCCCATTCAAGTGGACGGCGGATGAGATCATGGGTATCCATGAGCGTGCGCAACGTGCGTTCAATACCGTTGAGTTTTTGCGCGAAAACGGTCTGGACGATGCGCAGCTTGAAGTCACAGAAGAAGACCGCAAAGAAGCACGTGCGGTGTTCATGGACAGCCCTGCGACACCCCCAGAAAGTATCAATACCCCCGCGAAAGCACTCATGCTTTCTGCGCTCCTGAATGAGTACGACCTTGATGTGGTCAGGAACGCGCAGCAACTGCGTAACTACATCAAGCTGAAGTATCTTGAACTGTCCGACAGCGGGAACCCAAAGGTTGAACTCAAGGCACTTGAGATGCTGGGTAAGTTGTCTGACGTTGGAGCCTTCACTGAGCGCATTGACATCAATGTGACGCACCGCACGACCGAGGAGTTGGAGGCCGATCTGGCCAAGAAGCTGTCCTCGTACCTGTCGGACATCATTGATGTGGACGCGAAAGAGGCCGGGGCCATGCCTCCCCTGAATTACGACCCACTACCTATTGCTCCGGCGGTGCAGGTGATCAATGTGGATGAGGAGTTGGGCCTCGTGGGCGGGGAGTTAGACGGGGATGGGGATGAAGCCAGCCTCTGAATCCCTGAAGTCGTTCTTTGATAACCCGCAGGTGCGGGAGAAAGTGCGGCATCTCACGACGGACCAGCTACTTTCGCTGGTCAAACGCTTCCCACGGGACGAGCAGGAGGCCGTAGCGCAGATTCTTGAGGAGCTTCGCACGCGAACGATGCGTGAAATGGCCCAAGAGGACTTTATGGCGTTCGTCAAAGAGGCGTGGCCGACGTTCATTGGGGGCCGACACCACCGCAGAATGGCCCAAGCGTTCGAGGAAGTGGCCCGTGGAGAGGTCAAACGCCTCATCATCAACATGCCGCCCCGGCATACGAAGTCAGAATTCGCCTCTTACCTGCTTCCGGCGTGGTTTTTGGGCAAATTTCCGCACAAAAAGGTCATTCAGACGTCTCATACGGCTGAATTGGCGGTCGGTTTTGGCCGAAAAGTGCGAAATTTGGTGGATTCTGAGGTCTACAAGCGCATTTTTCCCGCTGTTGGGCTGCAAACAGACTCCGCAGCGGCAGGCCGGTGGAACACCAATTTCGGTGGCGACTATTTCGCTATCGGTGTGGGCGGCGCAGTGACCGGTAAAGGCGCTGACCTGCTCATTATTGACGACCCGCACTCGGAGCAGGAGGCTGCCATCGGTGCGTACAACCCCGAGGTGTATGACAAGGTGTACGAGTGGTACACGTCAGGCCCTCGTCAGCGTCTGCAGCCCGGGGGTGCCATCATTATTGTGATGACGCGCTGGTCGCTGCGTGATCTGACGGCTCAGGTGCTCAAGGCCGCTGCCCAGAGGGGCGGTGAGGAGTGGAAAGTCATTGAGTTTCCGGCTCTGTTTGAGGACGACAAGCCGCTGTGGCCCGAGTTCTGGAGCCTGAAAGAACTGCTGGCGCTACGGGAGGAACTCCCGGCCAGCAAGTGGAACGCGCAGTACCAGCAGCAGCCCACCGCAGACAACAACGCCATCGTCAAACGTGAGTGGTGGCAGTGGTGGGAGGGCGACCGCCCGCCGTCATGTGAGTTCATCATTCAGGCATGGGACACGGCCCACGAGATCAAGAAGATCAACGACTACTCCGCGTGTACGACGTGGGGGGTGTTCTACAACGATGAGGACCGGGGCAACGCCAACATCATCTTGCTGAACTCATATAAGGAGCGGCTGGAGTTTCCGGAACTCAAGCGCAAGGCGTTTGAGGACTGGAAGGAATGGGAGCCCGACGCGTTCCTCGTAGAGAAGAAAGCCTCCGGAGCACCGCTGATCCAAGAGTTTCGGGCTATGGGCATCCCGGTACAGGAATACACGCCCAGTAGGGGGCAGGACAAGATCTCACGACTTAACTCTGTTGCGGATTTATTTGCGTCAGGTAAAGTGTGGGCACCGCGCACCCGCTGGGCTGAGGAGTTGGTGGACGAGGTGGCGGCGTTCCCCTCTGGTGAGCATGACGACTTGGTGGACTCCACGACGCTTGCTCTCATGCGATTTAGGCAAGGCGGTTATCTCAGGCTTCCCACCGACGAGCCTGATGACATCAAGTGGTTCAAAGGGTATCGCCGTGAGCGGTACTACACGGTTTAAGGAATCCATATGGCAACCAGTTCAATTGATAAGTCCCTCTACGCGGCCCCGATGGGTATGGAGCAGGAGATGGCTCCCCCTATTGAGATTGAGATTGAAAACCCCGAGGAGGTGGACATCCGCATGGGGGACATTGAGATTGAACTCAAGCCCACCAAAGATACCGCTGAAGAGTTTGATGCCAACCTCGCGGACTTTATGGACGACAGTGAGTTGGACTCGCTGGGTGGTCAGTTGGTTGAGGACTTCAATAAGGACATCAACGACCGCAAGGACTGGATCACTACTTATGTAGAGGGTCTGAAGCTCTTGGGCCTGAAGTATGAGGAGCGCACCGAGCCGTGGAACGGCGCGTGTGGTGTGTTCCACCCCATGCTGACGGAGGCCGTGGTGCGCTTCCAGTCCGAGGGCATCACTGAGACGTTCCCTGCCGCAGGTCCGGTCAAGACCACCATCGTGGGTGAGGACACTCCTGAGAAGGAGGAGGCCGCAGCGCGAGTTCGTGATGACATGAACTACCAGTTGACCGAGGTGATGACTGAGTATCGCCCGGAGCACGAGAAGATGCTGTGGAACCTGCCGATTGCGGGCAGCGCGTTCAAGAAGGTGTACTACGACCCGGGCATGGGGCGGCAAGCGGCGGTGTTCATCCCCGCTGAGGACATCGTCGTGCCTTACGGTGCGTCGAGCATTGAGAAGGCCGAGCGTGTCACGCACGTGATGCGCAAGACCGAGAACGAGATCACCAAGCTGATGGAGGCGGGCTTTTACCGCGACATCGATTTGGGTGAGCCCACACACCAGCTAGATGACATTGAGAAGCAGAAGGCCGAAGAAACCGGCATGTCCGCTATTCAGGACGACCGCTATCGCCTCTTGGAGATGCACGTCGATCTGAACCTCAAAGGCTTTGAACACAAGAACAAAGATGGCGAAGAGACTGGCATCGCTCTACCGTACGTGGTCACGGTGGAGAAGGGCACGAGCAAAGTTCTGGCCGTGCGGCGCAACTGGTACGAGGACGACGTCCTACACACCAAGCGCAACCACTTCGTACATTACCAATACATTCCCGGGTTTGGTTTCTATGGCTATGGCCTCATCCACCTCATCGGGGGCTATGCCAAGAGCGCGACGATGCTTATCCGCCAGCTTGTTGACGCTGGCACTTTGTCTAACCTCCCCGGTGGTCTCAAATCGCGGGGTCTTCGCATCAAGGGAGATGACACCCCCATCGCTCCGGGAGAGTTCCGAGACGTAGATGTCCCGTCCGGCTCCATCCGCGACAACATCCTGCCGCTGCCATACAAGGAGCCGTCGCAGGTTCTGTACACGCTGTTCAACCAGATCGTCACTGAAGGCCGTCAGTTCGCCTCCGCTGGTGATATGAGTGTCAGCGACATGTCGGCGCAGGCCCCTGTGGGCACGACGCTGGCGTTGTTAGAGCGTCAACTCAAAGTGATGGGCGCGGTTCAGGCGCGGATGCACTTCTCCATGAAGCAGGAGTTCAAGCTCCTGAAAGCCATCATCGCCGACTACACCCCGGAAGAGTATGACTACGAGCCGGTGGATGGCAGCCGCAAGGCCAAGAAGACGGACTACGACATTGTGGACGTGATCCCGGTGTCTGATCCCAACGCTGCCACGATGGCGCAGAAGATCGTGCAGTATCAGGCGATCCTGCAGTTGGCCCAAGGCGCACCGCAGCTATACAACCTGCCCCTGCTGCACCGGCAGATGATTGAGGTGCTGGGCGTGAAGAACGCCGCCAAGCTCGTGCCGATTGAGGACGACATGGTGCCCACCGACCCGGTGACGGAGAACCAGAACCTGCTGATGCAAAAGCCGGTCAAGGCGTTCATTGAGCAAAACCATGAGGCGCACATTCAGACGCACATGGCTGCAGTTCAGAACCCGAAGATCCAGCAGTTGATTCAGGGCAACCCGATGGCGCAGCAGATCTACGCTGCCACGATGGCGCATATCAACGAGCACGTTGCTATGGAGTACCGCCGTCAGGTCGAAGAGGCGATGGGTATGGTGCTGCCCAGCGAGGAGACCAACAAAGACGTTCCGCCGGAGATGGCCGATCAGATTGCCATCAAGGCTGCGCAGGTATCGCAGCAGTTGCTGCAGCGTGATCAACAACAGGCCCAGCAGGCTGCGGCTCAGCAGCAGATGCAGGACCCGATTGTTCAAATGCAGATGCAAGAACTGCAGTTGAAGATGAAGGATCTGGAGCTTAAGGCGCAAAAGCAAGCAGCGGACGCTGCCGCCAAGGCTGATCAGATTGAGATTGAGATGGCGCGGATCGCCGCTCAGAAAGAGATTGCAGCGATGCAGATCGCGGCAAAGCAGGAGACCGATGGAGCCAAGCTCGGTGTGCAGATCGCCAAAGATCGGTCGCAGATGAACCGCCCGCAAAAACCCACTGAGAGGAGTAGAGCTTGAAGATTGATGAACTCCATGCGCTTGCGCATGTGCAAAAAGAGATTGAGAAGATCCGGCAGGAGCAGGTTGCGTTCCTTGCTGCCAGCCGTGCTGATACGTACGACGAGTACAAAAAGGTCTGTGGGGTGATCCGGGGTCTATACCTCGCAGACTCAATCATTAACGACCTCGTGCAAAGGATCACCAACGATGACTGAGTTTGATGTGCAGGCGATTGACCTCTCCGGGCTGCTGAACAAACCCGCCGAGGAGAAGGCCAAGCAACTGCCGGACCCCAAAACCTTCCACCTGCTGTGCGTTGTTCCAGAGGCGATGGAGGAGTACCAAGACAGTGAAGTGGGCATCATCAAAGATGCCAAGACGATGCACTATGAAGAAGTGCTGACCCCCGTGCTGTTCGTGGTCAAGATCGGTCCTGACGCTTACAAAGACGCAACCCGCTTCCCCAGTGGCCCGTCCTGCAAAGAAGGTGACTTCGTCATCGTGCGCCCCAATTCAGGCACCCGCCTGAAGATTCATGGCCGAGAGTTCCGCATCATCAATGATGATTCGGTCGAAGCCGTTGTTGAAGACCCGCGTGGCATCACCCGCGCTGCATAAGGAGTAGAAGATGGCAACCGCCAAACCCGAGTTTGAAGGTGAAGAGTTTGAGTTTCCTGATGAGAAGGAAGCCAAGGCGCGTAAGTTCAAGGCCGATAAGGCCGAAGACGATGCGGAGTTGAAGATTGAGATTGAGGACGACACCCCTCCGCAAGACCGTGGCCGCAAGCCCATGAAGGAGCCGGTGGAGGATCCCACCGAAGATGAACTTGCATCGTATGATGAAAAAGTTCAACAACGTATCAAGAAGTTCACTCGTGGCTTTCACGATGAGCGTCGTGCCAAAGAAGCTGCCCTGCGTGAGCGGGAGGCGGCTGAGGCATTTGCCAAGCAGGTGTATGAAGAGAACAAGCGCCTGAAGGAGCAACTGTCCACCGGCAGCAAGGCGTATATTGAGACATCCAAGACCGCTGCTCAGGCGGAACTTGAGTCTGCCAAGGAGAAGTATCGCAAGGCGTATGACGCCGGTGATGCTGACGCTATTGTTGCAGCGCAAGAAGCCATCGCCAAAGCCACAGTGAAACTGGATAAGGCGGAAACCCTCAAGCCCATTGAGCATGAGGAAAAGGACGAATTTGTCCCCGCCAAGGCCAAAGCCAAGGACGAAGACAATACCCCCAAAGTCAGCCCCCGCACCCAGCGTTGGATGGAGTCCAACAGTGAATGGTTTGGTGTGGATGAAGAAATGACGATGGCTGCAATGGGTATTGACAAGAGACTGCAGCGTGAGTATGGTCCTGACTACGTCGGTACTGATGAGTACTTCCAGAAAGTCGATCAGACCATGCGCAAACGATTCCCTGAGTACTTTGAGTCTCAGAGCCAAGAGGATGATGACCCGCCTCCCCGAAAGAGGTCAGCCCCGGTACAGGAGGATGATGAGCCTCCGCGCCGTGCATCAAAACCGGCAACTGTGGTGGCTCCGGCTTCCCGCAGTTCCTCGCCTAGCCGTATTCGGCTAAAGGCGTCCGAAGCAGCGATTGCCCGCAGGCTTGGGGTGCCCTTGGAACAATACGCTAAACAGGTTGCTTTACTTACTAGAGGTGAATAATGGAACAACAGGACCAAACAACTGCTCCGGCGCGTCAAAACCGCATGGCTCGTGCTATGGAAACGCGCACCGCAAATGCACGTCCTCAAGCATGGCGTCCGCCCGAGACCCTTCCGTCGCCTGACGAGCGTCCGGGTTGGAAACATCGCTGGGTACGCCTGAGCACGATGGGTACTGCTGATCCCGGTAACATCTCTTCTAAGTTGCGTGAGGGATATGAGCCCTGCAAAGCAGAGGACTATCCTGAACTCATGTTGCACGCCGCTACCGAGGGCCGCTTCAAAGGCGGCATTGAAGTAGGCGGTTTGTTGCTCTGCCGTATTCCTTCTGAGTTCTTGGAGCAGCGTATGAAATATTACGAAGCTCAGAACAAGGCCCAGATTGACTCGGTGGACAACTCATTCCTCAGTGAAAATGACCCCCGGATGCAAAAGTTCGCGGAACGGAGCACCAAGGTCACTTTCGGTTCTGGTTCTTAATTTAGGAGTCTTTAATGGCTTATCCCACCATTGACAAGCCGTATGGCTTGAAGCCGATCAATCTGATCGGTGGTCAGGTGTTCGCCGGACAAACTCGCCAATACCAAATCGATCCCGCTGGGTTCGCTGGTAACATCTTTTATGGAGATGTGGTGAAGCTTGTTTCGACGGGCTACGTTGAAAAAGACCTGGGCGAGGCAACTGCCACGCCTCTGGGTATCTTCCAGGGCTGCTCTTACGTGAACGCGCAAGGGCAAACCATCTTCGCGCAGTACTACCCCACCGGGTACGCTGCTCCCACCGGTACCGTCATCACTGCCTACGTGCAGGATGATCCGGACCTGCTGTTCAAAGCAGTTCTGGTTGCTGGTCAAACGGAAGGTGGCAACGGCCTTACCCCGGCTTATCTGAGCCGTAGCGTGATTGGTACGAACGCCGAGCTGGTGCAAAACACTGGCGTGGTTGCTACTGGTGACAGCCGTATTGGCGTCTATACCACTGGCAGCACTGGTACCGCTTCGCTGCCGATTCGCATCATTGATGTTGTCCCCGATACGGCTAACTCCAGCGGTAACTTCGTTGAAGTGATTTGCAAGTGGAACGCCCCGTATGTCGTGTCTACCTCCACCTCTAGTGGCGGCATCACCACGACCACGGCCAGCGTTGTGACCGGCGGTCATCAGTACCTCAACCCCGTTGGCGTCTAATCAAAGGAGTAACACAAAATGGCTATTTCACGCGCACAACTGCTGAAAGAGCTGCTCCCTGGTCTGAACGCCTTGTTCGGGATGGAGTACGCTCGCTACGGCGAAGAACACAAAGAGATCTACGAGACCGAGACCTCTGAGCGTTCCTTCGAAGAAGAAACCAAGCTGTCTGGCTTCTCCGCCGCTCCGGTGAAGAACGAAGGCTCTGCGATTGCTTATGACAACGCGCAGGAAGCTTGGACCACCCGCTATACGCACGAAACCATCGCTCTGGGTTTCTCGATCACCGAAGAGGCGATTGAGGACAACCTGTACGACAGCCTGTCTGCTCGTTACACCAAGGCGCTGGCCCGTGCTATGGCTTACACCAAGCAGGTTAAGTCTGCTGCGGTTCTGAACAACGGCTTCTCCAACACCTACCCCGGTGGTGATGGCGTCTCCCTGTTCAACGCAAACCACCCGCTGGTGTCTGGCGGCACCAACAGCAACACCCCGTCTACCCAAGTGGACCTGAATGAGACTTCTCTGGAAGCCGCCGTTATTCAGATCGCCGCTTGGACCGACGAACGTGGTCTGCTGATCGCCGCCAAGCCCAAGAAGATGATTGTTCCCCCGTCGCTGATGTTCGTTGCCAAGCGCCTGCTGGACACCGAACTGCGCGTGGCGACTGCTGATAACGACATCAACGCTATCAAGCAGATGGGTGCGATCCCTGAGGGTTACACCGTGAACCACTTCCTGACCGACAACAACGCGTGGTTCCTGACCACCGATGTTCCCAACGGCATGAAGCACTTCGTGCGTACCCCACTGCAGAACTCCATGGACGGGGATTTTGACACGGGCAACGTTCGCTACAAGGCAAGGGAGCGCTACAGCTTCGGCTGGTCGGACCCCCTCGGAATGTGGGGCTCTTCGGGCTCTACCTGATACTTTAGGTATCAAAAAAGGGGACTTCGGTCCCCTTTTTCTTTGGGTCTTGTGTTACTCGTTCAGTTTAGGGTACACTACGGGCAAAGGAGAAAACCATGGCCCGAGGCATCTACAAGATCATCAACGTCGTCAACAACAAGTTCTACGTCGGTAGCGCTGTAGACCTGAAGCGCCGCAAGACCCGGCACTTCTCAGAGTTGCGTACCGGCAAGCACAACAACCGCCATCTGCAAGCCGCATGGCTCAAGTACGGGGAGCAGGCGTTTGTGTTTGTCGTGGTGGAAGAACTACCCAACGACGCTGATTTGCTTGCCGCTGAGAACGTCTGGCTCAAGGAGCACGTTGGGAAGGATTACTGTTACAACATCGGGGTTGACGCCACGGCTCCTCATCTTGGGATGTCCGGTGAGCTAAGCCCTACATGGGGGCACAACCATACCGATGAAGCCAAGGCCAGAATTGGCGCAGCGTCTAAAGCCCGAGTCCAAACCGAAGAGGAAAAAGCCAAGCGTCGGGCGACCATGCGTGGGAAGCCCCAACCCGCCGAAGTCCGAGCCAAGATCAGCGCTACCCTATCCGGCGAGGGCAATTACTGGTACGGCAAGAAGCGTCCTGACCACGGGGCCAAAGTCAGCAAGGCGGTCGAAGCGATTAGCCCGGAGGGCGAGGTGCTTCAGTACGCCAGTATTGCGGCGTTGCGGGAGGCGTCTGGGATGAAACCCCCCACCATCAATCGGGCGCTGAAATCAGGTAAGCCACTGGCCCGTGGCCCCTACAAAGACGCTATCAAAGCCCTGCACAACTACGGCTACCATTACGAGTTTGATTTCTCCAATCCCGAAGCCTACAACCGAGATCTCGAAGCCGTATCAACCCGGATGGGGTCGGTCCTGATCGCCTACCAGCTGAAGAGCAAAGAATACGAGCGCGAATCTGCAAAGGTCACGGGCAAACCGATGACCCGACAG